TTCAAATATTAGGTTTTGGAAATATTCAGTTAAGACCTAAAGAGAAACTTGAGAATTTTGTAGTAAGAAATGGTTTGGAGTTTACTTCTTTTAGTGGTTTTGGAAGCAACAGACTTATTTTAAATAATGGATTAATAACAACTTATGTAATTTCAAGACTTGTAGCTGCTCCAACATTAAATAATGTTTATGGATTTGCAGCAGGCAATTTTTTAGGTGGTGGCAATAATTATAAGGTAACAAACAGCAGAATATTTGCTTGCACAATAGGACTGTATTCATTATTTAATTGTGATGTAGATTCTAATACAAGGTTATTTGGAAATAGCGTTGGAATATGGACATCTCATGGTATTTTCAGAGGTATTCTTGGCATTTCTCCTGCAGGACAAAATTCAGCAAATACTCAAGATGTTTTTCCTGCTCAAGTATGGTCAACAGGTGGAAGTAATATTATTCTGAATAATGCTCAACTTAGAGCTAATACTCTTACAGTTAGTAGAAACAGCGTTCATGGTTCTCAAGGTAAATGTTATTCTGCACACCATAACCAAATCAAAGATGCTCATTGGACATTTGCAACGTTTGGAGATATCATCAGAAATAATACTATCAGACGTTCAGGAAGTGCATCATCTATAGAAGTAGTTCCGCTTTCAAGCTGTTCTCCTGATTTCCCTATAGAAATAATCGAAAAATGGCAAGAACATAACGTTCCTGCTACAGCACAACAGAGGATAGTTTATATTCTTGGGGAAGGTTGGACTGTATTTCCAACTAATAGTGAACTATTCATCACTGCTGAATTTTTCAATCAATCTACAGGTGCAAGCACTACAATAGCAACATCAGTTTTATCTGTTGACGACTCAACATGGGTAGGTTCAGCATCTAATCAGAAATATAGGGCAACTTTAAACTTCACTCCTTCACAAGAAGGAACTGTTTACTATAAGGTTTATCTTGCAAAATTCCAATCAGCTTGTAAAATTTATATAGACAATGCTTTATATCGACCAAATATGCCTATTTATACTGCTTATTGGAAAGATGGGGAAAGCTATATGGAAGCGGATTTTAGAGGTAAATTTTCAATATTTGGCGGCAATGTTATAAAAAGAGGTGGCGGGAAATGATATATAAACCTAATTCCATATATTATGCGGTATTTACAACTACAAGTCCAAACACAGGAGCAGCGAAGAATGCTGATTCATTACCTACTGCTATAGCTGTAAGAAATGGCGTTGATGACGGCAGTTTTTCCCTTACTGTTGTAAACATAGACATAGGCAGGTATAGAGTATCAGGCACTATTCCTGCTTATGCTAATGGAGATACTGTGCAGATTGTAATAACTGCAGTAGTTGATGGAATCACTGATAGATTAGTTGTTGGAGCTTTCAGAGTAGATACAAGATTCGTATCAGATTTAAAAGACTTTGACTATACTACACAAGAATGTATTTTAACATCTGCATATAATGCTGCTAAAACAGCTTCATCACAAACAAGCGTTGACACAGTAGCGAGCAATGTTATATCTATTCTTAGCACTGTTAACCATGCTACACACGGTCTTAATGCTATCCTCAACAGAATACTCGAAGTAAAAGCAAAGACTGATAATTTGCCCTCAAATCCAGCAACTGAAACAAGCGTCTTATCAATTCCAACTAACCCGTTGCTTACGAATGATATAAGGTTAAATAATCTTGATGCTGCTATAACATCGAGACTTGCATTATCAGACTACACAGCTCCTGATAATGCAAACATTAATAGTATCAAACTTAAGACTGATAATTTACCTTCTGACCCTTCTTCTGCTTCTATTATCAATTCAGCTTTCGATACGCTTAATACATATGTTGATGAAATAGAAACAATAATCAAAAATGCCACTTATGGTCTATCAGCACTAAAAAATAGCATATTAGCTTGTGCTAAACCGACAGACGCTATGTCTTTAGTGCCTGAAGTTATTACAGACATCAAAACTGGCCTTGCACTTGAGCAAACCTCTCAGGAATTAAAACTTGGTGTTACAACAATACAAACCTTAGTTATAGGACAAAATGAAATGATGACAGAAATTAAAACAGGATTCAGTATTAAGAATCTTAAATTTATTCAGCAACCTGATAATACAGTTGATATCGTAGCAAAACAAGGCACGACATGGGAATTTAATCTTGTTATCCATGCTTTGCAAGATTTAACTGGATATACGTTTGCTGGACATGTAAGAGCATCTTACAAAACACCAATACATTCAGCAGAAATAACTACACATTCGTTTGACCCTAACACTAATAATTTAATTATGCGTGTTACAGCGACTGATTCTAAAAATGTTCCTGCTTATTATGAAAGTATTGATGAAACTCTACTTGAGACATACAAAGGGGTTGGGGTGTATGTGTATGATATCGAAATGACATCACCAGATGGATTTGTAAGCCGAATTTTAGAAGGTAAACTTTACAATGACCCAGAGGCAACAAAATGATAATCATTGTGCAGGTTAAACAAGAAGAACAAACAATAGTAACTGAAACAGAAAAACTTGAAATTAACTTAAAGGAGGCAAAAGATGAAAAAAGCGTTTATTTTAATTTTATTGTTGCTGCCACTTATATCTTGCACGAAGCAAATTTATTATGAAGATTTGCTTGCAATAGGTGTAAGTCAATCAGTAATGGTGGAAAAATATGAATATACTGCGTATAATATGCGGAAAATTCATGATGGAATTGAGTTTCTTTGCAAAAGTAAAGATACTGCTGAATGTAAGGAAATAAGAACTTTCTATAACAAAACAAGGGACGCCTTTATTAATAAAGGCAATACTATCATTGCATTTTTAAATGAGAAAGATAAAGCAAAGAAAAGTGCAATTTATGAACAATTCTTAAAAGAACAGAAAGAGTTTGACGCTTTATATTTTGTTTTAAGAGATATGGCAGTTAAGCTTGGTATCGGGGGTATAAAATGACAAGAGATGAATTAATCCAAGCAGCAGCAGTAGTGTTTGCAGAGATGTTAAGGGTGCAGACTAAAGACAAAGATTTAAGGGTAAAAACAAATATCGGCACTATAGTTATCAAATTAATTAACGAAGATGAAGAAACAAAAGAATTAACAGATAGAGTAAAAAAAGCTCAGGAGAGTGTTCCTGAGAGCAAGGAGGAATAGATGAAAAAAATATTGTTATCATTAGTTTTAAGTATGCTTTTAGTAACAAATGCCTTTGCTATTGATACAGACCACATCAGCAATTTGCAGAAGTATGTAGCAACAGGTGAATCGTATGGTCTCGCTATTAAGCAGATTGGAGCAATGGAGTTTGAACATATAGCTGTTGACGGCTCTGTTTTGTGGAGAGGCATAAGTTTCAATAACCTTTCAGATGACGGAGAACAAATGTTCCTTGATTGTGTGTTGAGAGCGCAGAACTGCCCTGGCACTCCTTTTTATTTGAGACTTGCTGATTCAACTTCAACTTGCAGTATAGTTGACACCAGCACAGTAGCTAATATTGTAGCAATGGGACAGCCTTCTGGTAATGGCTATGCTCATCAAACTATCGCAAGAACTACCGTAGGGTGGCCTACTCTTGCTTTAGATGGTGGTGATTACATGGCTACATCAGTGCAAGTTACCTTCTCTGCTTCTGGTGGTTCATGGGGGGCGGTGCATTGTGCTTGGCTTTCAAATTCTAATGCTGATTCAGGAACTTATCCAACTGCGTATCCTATAGCTTATACAGCCCTTTCACAAGGGAGAACTCTTGCATCTGGCGAGAGCTTAAATGTAACTTATAGGATTAAATTGCAGTAAGAGGGATTAATCTATGGCAATTACAACATTCGATGGAATAGTAGCGGGGTTTAAACCGCCAATAGCATTTGGTAAAGCAGCAACCCCAACTCTTGTAGCAGGCAGACCTCATAGTTTGTTTTATCTTGCTGGTAATCCAGGTGCAGCAACCGCCCCAACACCAGGTATAGCAGGAGCTGCTCTTACATCTTATGCAGGACAATTAAGGTTTGATAATCCAGGTGGTGCAGCAAACGCTTATCTTGCTAAATTATTGGGTCAGGCTACTATTGCAGGAACATTATTGCTTTGTGATAGGCTTTGGCATAATAGTGGCATAAACATAACAAGCACAAGCCCTCAAACAATAAACTCAGTAGCCTTTCCTGCAAGAGATAATGCAGGCACTTCAAACGGTGATGGAATTATTGTTGGAGTAGAAGTGTCTGCTGCAACTGGTTCAGGCACTCCAACCCTTACGCTTGGTTACACAAATGAAGTAAATACAGCGAGTAGAACAGCAACTAATATTCAACCTACTGTTGCTTCATCTGCTATAGGGGCGTTTTATCAAATTGGGCTTCAATCTGGAGATAACGGAGTAAGGTCAATTCAAACATTTACATTGTCAGCGACATGGACTTCAGGGACAATTCATCTTGTAGCCTACAGAATTTTAGGAGAGGTTGTTATACCAGGTGCATGGATATCTGGGGTTTCAGATGTATTTGATTTATGTATGCCTTTGTGTTATAGCAATACCGTTCCTTTCTTAATATTCATTCCTCAAACCACAACAGCAACACAAATAACAGGCGGATTAACTTATACTCACGGGTAAGAGATGACAGAACAAGACCTTCTACCAAAAATAATATCCTGTCAAAGACCTTTTGATACTGTTGAATCAGGGTGGTATGAATATTATGCTACTGTTGGATGGGACTCTGCTACAAAAATAGTAGGGTCTCAATCTATTAAACTAACTACAACTACTGCCGATTCAGGTAACTGGATGGCATGGGTTGCAAAAGACTTTTCCCCTGCTATTAATGTTCAGAATAAAGTATTAGGCTTCTGGCTTAAAGCTCCTTCTACTGCTTTATTTTTTAACTTCAGAATGCTTACAGATTTAGGTTGGGTAGGTTGGTCAGCTAAATATCAAGATTTAGTGTGGCCAAGACCCCAAGGCAATACATGGAGATATTTTACCATCAATACTGCTACTATGGAAAAATCTGCCCAGATGAATTTTAGTAGTGTTGTGCAGATTTTATTACAAGTTCAAGCATCGACAAACACATCTGAGTTCTGGTTTGATGGGGTGTATGAGAGTGATTTATCACTTCAAAATGGGGCGATAATTATAAGATTTGATGATGGGAATGAATCTGATTTAACTCTTGCTAAACCAGCTCTCGATACTTATGGATATAAAGCCTGTTCTTTTATTGTTAGGGATAATGTTGGACAAGCAGGTTATATGACCCTTGCAAATCTTCAAACTCTCAACAATCAAGGTTGGGATATCTGTAATCATTCAACTTCTCATCCAGACTTTACAACTTTAAATGAATCTCAAATTACAGACGAGATAACTACTTGTAAACAATATCTTATTGATAATAATTTAACAAGAGGCTCAAAGTTTTTTGCTGCTCCTTTTGGAGCAATGAATCCAACAGTTGAAACAATAATTAATAATTATAATATCGTTTCATCTGGTGTAGGTTGGGGTATTCCAACAATAGAAGATATTACATCTATTCCTATTATTAATACTTATCATGTTGAAGCTACACATTGTCCACATACTGCTACTGTAGGAAACTTACAAACATGGGTAGATGCGGTCAAAGCAAGCAGGGGGCTTGGAGTAGTATTATTTCATAAACTTGTTACAGGCACCCCTAACGAATACGAATATAATTCAACTAACTTTGCTTCTTTTTTAAGTTATATTAGTTCTCAAGGAGTTCCTGTAATTACACTTTCTGACTTAACGAGAATGTTTACTATTCCTGCACAAAAAGCAGAGAAAAAGAGGGATATTATAAAAATTCGTATCAGAGAGGCTTTTTTATTTGAACCGTTTACAACAATAACAAAGAATTTTTGGTTTGATGCAACAGTTTATATTGAATCCCTTACAACACAAGCCGTATCTGTATCAACACTTTCTGATTTTCTTGCTTATATTGAAACTTTAAATACAACGATTACATCAATTTCTAATATTACAGATACACAAATATTTTTAGAAAATTTACAGACAAATATAACATCTGTTTCAAATATTACAGATGTTCAAACTTATAGAGAAGAACAACAAACTTTAGGTATTTCAGTTGTTTCTGTAGTAGATACTATTGCCTATAACGAATTACTTCTTACAACTGCTAATTCAATTTCTACTATTACAGAATTATATAATCAGGCTGAAACTCTTGCGACAACAATTAATTCTATTTCTTCTGTTACTGATGTTCAGGCTTATATTGAAAATTTATCTACTGTTATAAATGCAGTATCTTCATTATCAGATAATCAAACTTATATAGAAAATTTATTAAGCACAATCGGCTCTATTTCTTCTGTTACAGATGCTCAAACTTATATTGAAAATCTCGCTGCTACTATTAGTTCTTCTGTAACATTAATAGATAATCAAACATATCTTGAAAATATATTTAGCACAATAGTTTCTATTAGTTCAGTAACAGAAAATATCTTTTATGCTGAAAATTTACAGACGATTTCAACAAGTTCAGCTTCTGCTATAGATGCTCAACATTATATCGAAATACTTAATTCGACTATTCTATCTGGAGTTACAATTACAGATGCTCTTGTATTTACAGAAAGTTTACTAACTACAGCTGCATCTATTTCTACTATCGAAGACAAACAGAATTATATAGAAAATCTATCAACTGTAATTCAAGCGTCTTCAGTTCTTACTGATAATTTAGTTTATAACGAAAATTTACTCACTACTATTTCTGCTATCTCTACTATTGAAGACAAGCAGACTTATATAGAAAATCTTGCTGCTACTGTAACAGCGATTTCTATTCTTGCTGATAATCAAATTTTCAGTGAAAGTATTTTCACTACAATTACTTCTATTTCTTCTATTGAAGATAAACAATCTTATACAGAGAATTTAAACAGCGTTTTGCAATCGATTGCAAATTTAGAAGATAAGCAACTTTATATAGAAAGCCTGCTTACTACTATTTCTACTGTTTCTACTATTGAAGACAAACAAAGTTATATAGAAAACCTCGCAAGTATTATAAATACGAGTTCAACTCTATCTGATGCTCAAACATATGTTGAAAATACACTTGTAACTATTAGTTCTATTTCAGCTATTGAAGATAAGCAACAATATGTCGAACAGCTAACTTCAGTAATTTTATCTACATCAGAAGTTTCTGATGAACTTGTTAGTGTTACAAACGAAAACTTATTTACTACTATTGCTTCATTAATTAACATCGAGGATAAGCAATCTTATGTTGAAAACCTCTTTTCTTTGCTTTTAAGTATATCTAACTTAATAGATAGGCAACAATATCTCGAAAATATTCTTACAGATATAATTTCAATAAGCTCTGCTACAGATAGGCAAAATTATATTGAAAATTTATCATCATTATTAATCTCAACTTCAGCATTGTCAGAAGATTTAACTTATACTGAAAATATTCTTTCTATTATTCAATCTGTATCAACTATTGAAGACAAACTTATTACAGTAGAATCTTTGCAAATAACTATTACAAGTATTTTAACAATAGAAGATAGGCAAAATTATATTAAGACTCTGTTAACAGATATTAGGTCAGGTGTTTCTCTTATTGAAAAAATAGCAGCACTCAATATTTCTTACACTAAACTTTTACCAACTGAAAAAGTTTACTACACAAAGACAAATACACAAAAATATTATAAACTAAAACCTAACATGAATTTATGTTTTTCAGTAAATCAAACAGTAAAAAAATATCTTACAGAGACAACAACATCAGAGAAGTATTGTTTAGTAGTTTTAGGCACGGCAAAGGAGAGATAGATGAGAACTTATAACAGGGGCTCTGTATTTTATATATTAGCAGAGGTGTTTAAATATGCTCCTTTTGGAAATTCAAGTTTGTATGACCCAACAGAAGTCCGTATTACAATTAGCGACCCAACAGGAGCTGATATTATTTCAGAAGAATTATTTGAAAAGACATCTATTGGACGCTATTATTACATATGTCAAACAGAAGAAAATTGGGAAGCAGGAGTATATAAAACGAAGACTATTACAAAAGATGGAGTTTTAACTGATATTACAATAGATGAATCAGGTTTTCATTTAATCTAAAACTTTTTTGAAATTTGCCTTTGCTACTATTGTTTTATAAGTATTTAACGTATTTAAAATATTATTTCTTATCCAATAGTTCTTTGAGACATAATCGAAGGCATTTTTTGAAATAGTATTCATCGTTGTAGCATCAAATATTAGTTCTAATAGCGCAGTAACCCAGTTTTCTTTTTGGTTTTTAACCAAAACTCCTGCAAAAGGAGGAATGCTATTTCTATACACATCAACATCAGAAGCTATTGTTACAGCTTTTATAGCAGAATATTCACAATATTTTAAGGGACTTTTACTTTTATTAAATAGGTTATTTTCTAATGGAGCAATAGCAATATCAGCATTCAAAGAAGAAATAAAATTAACATAATCAGTAGCTGTTACTGAGCTATAAAAATAGGCTTTTCCTTTCAACTTAGGGGGAATATACCCAACAAAGATTAAATCAATTATATCTTTATGTTTCTTATATATCTCTAATAATGCACTGACAATACAATCTGAAAAATCTCCAACATGAGAAGAAGACCCACCCCAAATAATCCGCCTTTTACTTTTCTCTGCTTTCTTATTTAAAACAGGCATCTCAATATAATTAGGAATAATATAAACATTTTTATTAAACTGTGAAACTACCTCTCGCAAATTATGAGTAGGAACAGTAACAGCAGTTGATATTCGTAACACTTCAGCAAGTCTATTAAGCCTCTCTCTATCCCAATATACTTTTGCGGGATTAGCTTCTGAGATTGACCAATAGTCATCGTCTATATCAGTAATAACAATAGTTCCTTTGCTTAATCTCTGTTTAAAATATTCTATAGCTTTATTTGTATGATGGTGTTGATTTACAATAACATCGCTTTCTTGTAAATCTTTATCTTCAAAATATGTATTATGCTTAATAATGCAAGGAATATATACATGTAAGTATTTACTTGGTAGAAACATTCTATAGTAACCTTTACCATAAACATCAATAGGTAAAAAATATATCTGCATAAAAGCCACCTTCCTTAAAATAAATGGCAGCTACGATACTGTAGCTGCCATAAAAATGCTACTTTTTCTTCTTTTTTACTTTTGTATCAGGTTTTGCTTCAACCTTCTTCTTTTTTTTCTTTACAGGCATATGTATTACCTCCTTGGTTTTTTATTTTAACTTCCTGTGCTTCCAAATCCACCTCTATTAGTATTATGCACTTTTTTATTTACAATATCCATCCTAACAACAGGACATAATACAATTTGCGCTATTCTTTCGCCCTTTGTGAATGTAATTGTCTCACCAATTCGACTTACATTAGTAACAATCAACTTTATCTCCTGTCTGTAATCACTATCTATTGTAGCGGGAGAATTTTTCAACCACAAATCAGTCTTAATTGCTAAACCTGAACGAGGTCTTATTTGAAGTTCATATCCTTCAGGAATTTCAGCTTTTAATCCTGTAGGAATGAGTTCAGTTTTAAAAGGGTAAATTGTTATATCGTCTATTACAAAAATATCTGCACCTGAACTCCCTTCTGTAGCGTAAACTGGCAACTTTGCGTTTTTATGGATTAACTCGAAGATTACTTTCATTTTTCCCTCTAACACATTGCTATTTTCTTCCTGTATTTTATACACATTACCTTGATTGTTAGCTCTTCCATCTGAATAGTAATTGTTCAGTCGATTACATCTCTAATAATGAAGTTATATCATATAAGTGTAAAGGCAACTTCATTGATTTATACTCTTTTTGCTTATTATCTACCCAATAATTTGGATAAATTGGGATACCAAATTTTCCACTTAGTTCAATTAAGTTAAGCTCTTGCCATCTTTTCCCTTTCTCATAAAGGGATTTCAAAGTTTTTAATAACTGGGCATGTTTTAAGAAAACATTGTAATCTATAACATCGCTATCTCTGCACTCATGTAAATTTCTACCGTCAGTTGATTCAAGATATTCATGAGCTTCCCTAACATACCTACATCTTGATTTTCTCCAGATTCTAATATGCGGGTCTAAATTTGAATTAACTATATACGTTCTTCTATTGTTAATTAACGTAATAGTAGGCAATCTTACTGCCGTTATATTTTTATCCATTATAACATGTGCTAAGACTTCATCAATAGATTGGCTGTAAGTCTCATCAGCATCAATACCAAGAATTACACTGTTAGAAGCCAGCGATATGCAATAATTCCTCTGATTGCAGAAGTTATCAAACTTCCGTGTCCTAAAAATAACTCGCTTATTACTAATCAGAATAAATGCTTCAATTATTTGAAGCGTATTATCAGTGCTATAGCTATCAACTATACAAATTTCGTCTATATTTTTGAGTGAGTTCAGGAATACAAGACAATACGGAAGCGTTTCTTCTTCATTATATGTTATAAGACATGCTGTTGCTCTCATTTTATATTGTAACATGTTCACATTGAGCTTGTCAAGCATTCTTGCTTACTCAGATGTAAGAGAAACATTGACAATCTTTTTTTCTTTAACAGCCTTTTTATCATAAATCTCGTTAATCTTATTTTTTATCTCAACCCGCCTATCGTTTATTTTTCTTATAGCTACTGCCCGTTTACCTATATCAGCATCAGCCATTGCAATACCTTTTCTAATATCAGCTTCTAAATTCCAAATACGTTGGTTTACTTGAGCAAGTTCACAAATAAGAGCTAATACAAAAGGCAAAGGGAAAGCGATTTTTAATCCATTCAAAATATTTTCATACTCCTGTTCGTAAAATTCGGGGTCATAGTTCATTTTCATAAGCAGAATTGTTAATCTATCAAGTAACTCGCCTGTAGCCATTGGCATAACTTCACATTTATCGCATTTAGTTTCCATTCTACCCCTCCATTATTAGCTCATGAACCATTTCGGCGTATTTTTTGCCAATAAAATTCCACTCCTGCTTTCTAATATCAAGATTATCCCTTAAAATATCATAAAACTCATTTCTACTCTCAACAGATAGCTTATCCCCTGTTCCAAGATGTTTGTGAAATATTTCTACATCTGTTTTAACTTCAAACCCAGAATATCTTGCATACGCTTCCCAACATCTATCTACAGAAGGGTTACTTCCTAATGAAAAAATCCCACCTAAAATATTATAAAGTTTTCTCGATATAGCAGGGCAAGAAAAACGAAAGCCGTTATGTTTACCTTCTTCTGGCGTTGTTATTTTTGCTGAAGCTACAGAATACGGATTATTTTTTAGAGCTTCTCTATACTTTAAATCCCAATCCTTTGACATCATTTCCATATCATCATTATATTGAATAATCACATCTCCGATTGCTGCCCTTGCACACATATCAATCATTTTCCAGTTATCAGCATAACCATTACCCCTTGAACCAATAAGATAAAAATACTTAAAAAATGATTGTTCCATAATAAAATTTAGATAATCATATACTGTTAAATCATCGCTATCAAGCCTTACTACAACTTCAACTTTAGAAGGTTCGGCGGCTTTTTCAAATAATAAATTACAGCAATGCTTGAAATCTTCAAATCTACTTCTTGATGGCATAATAATACTTATCAAGTATTCCCCCTCAAAATATTCTTCTTATTTTTTCTTAGACAAGAATTTTACCTTTTACTTTACAAACAGCCTCTACTAAAAAATGTTTATTCATCTTTATACCTCCCCTTCAAAATACGATTCATATAGTTCAATCGCCTCTATTGATTTTATTGGTAAAAACTTTTTCTTTGTTGCTTCAATGCCTTCATCCTGTAAACTCCGTAAAAAATTATAAGTATTTTTATAAGCAAATATTTCATTCTCTAAATCAGATATTGACGATTCATATGTCCTGTCTTGGTAATGTATAACAGACGGAGTTCCATAAATAACACTATTTGGATGTTTTGCTTGGAATAAATAAGATGCCCATATATCATCAGCCCTACCTATAAAAGGAATATTTGCTGGAAAGTCTTTAACTATGCTTCTGTGTATAAAAGTATTCTGGGTATTTACAGGTGTAAATTTAAACTTTCCTGTAAATAATTTAGTTTTCTGCTCAAAATAGTCAATGAACGGAGACTTCGATATTCTATCAACAGCATCAATATCAGGGTCTCCAAACCATAAGTCCTCCCTGATAAGTGGGACTATTTTGCAAATAGAGGATGTAAAGCGATAGCCATAAGAAAAACTCGAACTACTTTTAAGTTGATATGGAAATCCCCTATGAGTAAGTAGTTCAGTAGGAAAAGTAGGGACTTGCAAATAATAAATTTCTAATGGGTTAAAACATAAATTATTTAAATTTGTTTCATACATATTAATTTCCATTTCTTTGTTCAAAATTATATCTTTTCCCCAATGCTCTAAAGGAAAATTATCATCATCAATAGAGGCAATTATTTCTCCACCATGCTTATACCCTTCAATAAAAGCTATCATTCTACCTCGTGCAACACTACAAGCACCAATTAAATCACAGAAAGGACGATAAATATCCATTTGTTCTTCCCAAGAAATATATCGACCCTGTTCCAATTTGTAATTGGGAGTTTTTGTATCTCCGACAACAATTAAATCCCAATCGCTTAAAGCATCATATGACTTAATAGCTATAGTAGGTTTATTTATAGTCGTTGTAACAATTACGTTTTTCACACTAAGTATAATCCCCCATTATTATATAAACGTTCAAAATTTTCATGATGGTAGAAAAACTTACAATCTACCGTTGCACAATCTCGTCTCCTAATTTTTTTAATACAATTATAATGATGCTCAGAGAACCATAATTTATCGAAATCAGCTTCAAAGATATTACCAAGTTTCATTCCGTCCCTATTATAATAATAGCAACAAACATACATATTACCAAAATAATCAAATACAGTATGAATAGGTGTAAGCCAACACTGCGGAATTTCACCAAAAGGTTTTATCCATTTCTTTACTTTAAGTTTACCAAATGGAAGTTTTGATAAAATAGAATCTTCATATATTTTTTCTTTAAGTGATAGCTCTTCAGGCTCATGTCTTAATGCTTTAAATGTTACTTGTTTTACTTTTAATTCATCAGCTAATACTAAAGCACTTAAATAATGAGTTACACCTCGCAGTGATTTTCCGACAGAAAATTTCAGAGTAAAATCTTCCATTCGTTTTGCAAGTTCTTCTGCCGCTAACAAAGCATCTACCCAATCAGCTATTCCTACTTTTTTATAATTACAATATGTTGCAGCATTAGACGCTTCAAGAGAAATACGAACATATGTAGCATTTTTAGATAAGAAATCAACAAATTCTTGACCGTTATTTATTATATTAGTCCCATTTGTAATAAGCCCAAAATAACAACCATTCATTCGTATTAACTTGAGCAGCTCATGCAGATAAGGAAGCATAGTTGGCTCTCCACCTCCAGCAAAATCAAAAAACTTAACTCCTTTTGAAATTAAAAGTTCTACAAGGGCAAAATGATTTTCTTTGCTCATTATCTTTCCATTATGAAGAGAGCTATATGCACATCCATTACATTTTTGATTACATGTATAACTTGTATGAAAATCTACAAAATGAGGCAAAGGAAAAGAACGCCAGTTTTTTTCCTCTAAATCTTGTTTATATTTAATAATTTCATTCGCTCTGAAAATAATATTACTCATGTTCTTACCTTTTCGATATAAGTAAACATGTCGTTAACTAATTGGAGGTTTATAGGTTTAAAGTTTTCAAAATCTTTAGGTGTTATGTCTTCTACTCTACTATTATCATGGTCAAAATGATAGTGCTCATAAATTTGAGTTACTTCTGTTTTTTGTGTTAACCTTTCAAGTAAGTCGTTATCCAAATGCCAATTACCATGCACCATTTTATATCCACCAACCTTATCATACAAAGTTTTCGTCATTACACAAAAATCACCAGCAGCCGTATGTGAGGTAGCAAGTGTCATAAAAGTATTTTGTTCTGCTTCGTAGCATAAATCATTATTTCTTCGTGTGCAATACTCTCTGAATATATCGTATCTTATTGCCCTTGATACCTTTCCTTTCAGCGAACTATCAATAACAGACAGAAAGTTACGGTTTGGAAAGATATTATCAGGGTTTGCAACAATAATATGCTCATTCTTAGCAGAGTATATTCCAACATGTTTTGCTATGTATTCATAAAATGGAAGTTTAATATTAGAATCTTCTTTTAATAACTGATGATATTTTTTAGTAATTGTAATTATTCTAACTTTTGGGAATTTACGCACATGTTCAATTATTCTTAACTTATCAGGAGCAAACTCAACAACAATAAGTTCAGTTATAGCTTTTATTTGCTCTACAGAAAAACAAGTAACTTCAAGCCGTCTCATAGTAAAATTATCTACATCTGCACATTTACCACCATAACTATCGTTTCTTGTTGCTATTACCATTGAGAACATTTGTCTTTTGTCTCCTATTACTTGTAAGCGTTATTTGCTCGATTTTACATATCTGTGTTTTTTTTTCTCTGTTTGTCTGCCACACTGAACACAAACTTTCAACCTATGATTTCTTTTACGCTTTTGTAAACTTCATCAACAGTTATCGTATTAACACACTCAAAATTATTTGTGCAATGCACACTATAAGTTTGAACAAGATGAATACATCCTTGACATTTAATATCTGCAACTACTGGTTTTAGAATTTTAGAAGATAAATTAGCTACAAGTTCAGGTTTACATACCGTATATAACACAACTGCTGGTGTATCAACAGCTTGTGCTGCATGGGCTAAAAATCCATCATGTCCAACATAAATATCAGCAAAAAGAAGACTTGCTGCTGCTTCAGTTATACTTAATACGTTTAGCAATGACCAATCATATTCAACATAAATAGGTTTTTTAGTTTTTCCTACTAAAACTACCTTAATTCCATCTGCTCGTAATTTTTTACTGAGTTTCTCATAATTACTATGATGCCATTGCTTTGCAGTCCATGTATCAGATAAGTCTAAAAAAGCTACTTTATTTTCAAAAAAACTTTTATCTGGTAAATAATTTTGTAATATATTTTCAATCGCTGACTTAGGTGTATATAAAATACCTCTCTTTGATTTTACTTCAACATCAGCAACCTTAGCATAAGCATCAATTATATGTATTGAAAAATCTTTTTCATAGGCATAATCTAAATCTATTAATCTATCGAAGTAGCAAGGAAAACCGATAGGTAATTCAATATCTATAAGAGGATAACCAACAACTCCTTTTGCTTCAGTTAAAAGAATAATACTTGTATCTGGATATTTATTTCTTAATTGTTCAAGGATAGGTGTAACAAGTAAAACATCCCCTAAACTTCCTGTTCTCTTAACTGCTATAGTTTCCCCAAACTTTTTCCCAACAATATAGCTATACCATTTTTTGAGAAATTTATGTTTATTAATTTCTCTTATAGCCCCAATTCCAATTACTTTTACTGAAGATTGTGCTCTATGGTGTTTCCATTTTAAAGAAACAGAAGAAAGCGAAAATCCCTGTTTTTTTAACCTAAATGATAAATCTGTATCTTCAAAATAACCTAACTTATAAGTTTCTGAATCGAAAAGCTCTTTTAAAAACAATTCAGTTCTCATAACAAAACAAGAACCTTCGCAATATTCAGGTTCGTCAATATCGACTCCAGCACCATCTCCGTATATATCAACAACATTACATTGACCGTTTTTTATACTTACTTGAGCAACGTTTGTGTTATTTATTAAAGGATTACACAATTTATGAACCCATTCTTCATAAAACTCGATATCGTCATTTAATACAGCAAAATAAGGTTGAGTTGCATGTAAAACATTTAAGTTATGTGCTTCTCCGAACCCTACATTTTCATTTAAACAACTTTTATTAATAAGAATATGAATATGAGGAATATATACTTTTGCAAGTCTTAATACTTCTTGTGTAATACTTTCATTTAAAGGAGAATTATTAAAAATAATAACCTGTTTTAATCCAGCATTATATTTTCTAAATGACTTAAATAAATTTGCAATCATTTGCAAATTTGGTTCATAAATAGCGATGCTTGCTGTAAGCACTGTAAATCCTCCTTTTAGGGCAGGTTATGACATTCTCTGTCCACTAAACTGCTTTAGCAGTTATAGTAGTAGTCTCCTTGACATGAATACGACATATTGGAAGTGTTTGCTAATGACAGTATTGACCACCAAAGGCTAAGTGAACTACTCACAACTGACGCTGATGCTTCGCTGCAACCTGAGCATTTCTACTTAGGTTTTTTGAACCTACCAATTCCCTATTTTTAGTCTTCACTCGACCTCCAACCAATTCTGTTATTCTGAAATCTTCCAATTTCAGACATTTTTGTTACCTTGTCATTTAAATACTTATTAGTAAGTATTTCTAAAAATTCTTTCTCCCAATTATTACCACCAATATATAACAATATATGTAATATAACATCCGCAAGAGAGCTAAGATAAACAAGTGGATATTCACCTTCTCTAACTGAAAAAGGAAATGAATCGTCTGTGTAATCAAAAGTTTTTTCATCGAGCATTGCATAGAACTTACAGAAGTTCTGTATTCCCTCTACAATTCTATCTGTATATGGGTCTTTACTTTTTGAAAGCCATAAAGAGGTATTTGACAATTCTTTCATTATGAGCATGATATGTGTCATATGATACTCAGGACGAAGCCCTTGCCTTTTAGCGTAATCGCCATATTCAGTAAGTAAAGTCTCAAGCTCCATTAGCTTTAAATTTCTCCCAAACTCCATATGCTATTAAAATTTGTCTTAGCTGGCTTCTATCAGATAAACATAATCGTTCAGCGATTATCGAACTACTTAAATTATATTTTTCTCTAAGTTCAAGTGCTTTACTTGCAATATATTGTTTCCTTTCGTCTGTAAGTTTTTTCTTATATAAATCTGACATTATCCCCCCTTCTTAATCTTTAACTTCTTTAAGCTCGTTCCAATTAGTTCCTTGTTTTCTATCACTTTCAATCTTATATCCAACAAGTATATTAAAATATGTCTTAATATACTCTTTACTTCTATCACATAAACACTCTTTTAAAAGTAAAGCAGCGTCATCAAATACATCTTCTTTAGCCCTAAACATACAAGCATCATGTGTAAAAAGCATTGATTTTACTTTATTTTTAAGTTTTCTATTTGTCTTAATTTCTTGATTAAATAAGAAAAAGCCGATAATGCCTAAATCAGAAGAAAAAGAAGAAACAGGAAAATTTATACACTGCCTAATAGCTTTGCTTCGATATTTATACTCGTTTGAATCAATATCAGGTAGCCTTCTCTTTCTTCCTAATGGACTTCTTACATATTTATGTTTAATTAAAAAGTGTTCTTGATACGCATAAAAAGCAGGGAGTTTATAGTATCCGTTAGGGTTTGCAAAAAAAGCTGTTCTTGTTGCTTCTGCTTCTTTTAGTGTCATATCAACATCATAATCTGATTTTACATATTGTTTTAACCCTTTTGCAGATAAACCATACATAAGACCAAAATTAATACCCTTTGCTTTTTGCCTCATGTCTTTTGTAACCTTATCAAGAGGAATATTATGATTAATAATAGATGCTGTTTGTCTATGTAAATCTATCCCATTATTTACAGCATTTAATATATTCCTATCCCCTGCTAACCAACCCATTATACGCAATTCAGATTGTGATAAATCACGAACCCCTAAAACCCAACCATCTTCAACAATAAAACACTTACGTATTAAATAAGCGTAAGGGTGTCTTACAGGAAGCTGATGTAAAGGAGGGTTATAAGTTGCTGTTCTTCCTGAGACAGTCTTATATAATAATGTTGAAGTATGGGCTAATCCATCTTCATGAATTTCTTTGTGTAATGTATTTAAGTATCCTGTTTTTATTTTTAGAAGTTTTTTCCAATCTAAAAATTTAGTTATAAATTTATGAGACTTAAGAGCCCTTAAATGTTCTTCATTTATTTGCGGTTCTTTTGTTTTAGCTGTGATATAAAATGGGTCTGGTTTTCTTTTTAACCCTTTTTCAGCATAAAACAAAATATCCTTAACAAATGCAGGGCGAGTAAGACTTAAATTGTCAGTATATTTTTCTTTAATAGACTCATGGACATAAGAAAGACATTCATCATGGAGTGATGTAAGCAATGTATCAGCTTCATTATTAGCTTCAGTAAGCATATTTTTATCAATTAAGCATCCATTCATATAAGTATCAAAAAATAGCTCTTGTGCAGGTAAAATAAAATTTGTATAGTAATTAGTAATTTTTGTATCTTTTATAAGTTCTTTTGAGAGAGTTCTAAAACATCGCATAGTAGCATCAGCATCAACACCAGAATATCTAATTAGAGTTTCTTCGTTTGCATCTTGTAAGTTTGTTCTATAACCTTCAGCAAGTTCTTTTATATTTTTTAAAGGTGTATATGTATTTGCAATTTCTTCAAGGCTATATGAATAATAATTTTCATCTATAAGATGCGCCATTAAAGCAACATCGTGTAATTTCCCTTTTAACTCAAATTTCAAACTTGCTTTAGTTACAGCTTCTTCAAACGGGCGAGACATTACAACTTTAGCTATTTTAGGATTTTTAAGAAGTTCAATAACACTACTATCAAACGGAGGCAAGAAAATTTGCGCTTCTCCTTCTTTATGAGACACAGAGAGCGATAAGATTTTAAAGGTTGATTTGTTAAAAGGACTTAAACCAGTCGTTTCATAATCTATCGCAACAACTTTACAGTCAGGTGGGACTATAACTTTACTTGCTTTTTTATAGTCTTCTGAGTTTATCACAAGCTCACTAAAATCATTTTCAAAGAGCTGACTTATGATTTTAAAATCATTAAACAAGAGTTTTTCAGTCATAGACATTAAATTATAAGGTTGATATGGATATTCTGCTGAGACACCTTGACGTAGAATATAAGACGGATGAACCGTAATTACAACTGGACAATTAAATTCGTCTGAAAAGATAACTTTTCCTCTGTGTTGCATTATCTTCTGTTTTCCAAGAAGTTGTTTTAGTGCATATGCTCCTAAAGAAACAATTACTTTTGGTTTTATTGAATGAATTGCCTTTTCTAAAAAACTCCTGCAATGTTTCATTGCAGTATTTATATTTTTAGTCGAATCTATGTTTTTTTCAATCATACAACGACAGCTATTTGCAAGAAAAACTGTGCTGCGGGGTATCTTAATAGTTTCGAGAAGTTTATTAAGTAATTTTCCACTTCTTCCAACAAAAGGCATTCGTGGAGATGCTCCTATTTCATCAACCCCTGGACTTTCCCCTACTATAAGACATTCAGCTTCTAATGAACCAGCATATGGAACTTCTTCTTTTTCAAAATATGGACATGCTTTACAATATTCTTTTTTCATATATAATTCTAACATATTTAAATATAGTTTGTCAAGTTATATTTTCCCAAGAGCTTAAAGTTATTTCTTCAACTTTAGATGTCCATCTTAGTGCTTTTGAATTTCTATGCAGCTTTTGTTTTCCCCAACTATGAATTTCAATTTTTCCCCCGCATTTTAACCATGTAGGGGCGTATTCATTATCAAGGATTTTTTTCCTATGTTCAGCATGACCAGACCTTGCACAACATTGCACCCCAATAACCCCTCGTGATGGGTCTAAGGCTATAACATCAATAAAATGAAAAAGGTCTTTTCTTCTCCCTACAAATGAATTCCAATGCTCTGCAATATCACAGAGTATCCCTTGTTCTTTTAAATATTTTAATGTTCGGGCTGTTGGAGATATACTACTTTTTGTCGGCATTCTTTTTAACCTCTAAACATATTTTTCTGACTTGACAATCTCGTGCAGGTATCGATAAGTCAGAAGAACACAACTCTCTTTTTGGTATTTGTTTTGTAGATAGATATTTTCTTACTTTTTGTAATTTAGTAGCAATTTCAATCATAAACTTTTTTGATAAGGGCATTTCAAATACTTTATCGAGTGGGTCAACTACAGCTTCTTTAGGTATATAAATAACAGTTCCAGATTTATTATTAAATTTAAGATTAAGCTGTTTTTCTATATCTTTGATAGACCTATTTAATAATAGAGTATCAGGATGATTAATAAGGTAAAGATATGTTGAAAGTTGATACTGATGTTGTAATTGTGGCTCAGTTAGCTTTTTAAATTCATCAGCTTTAATACTTTTTATCTCGCAAGATTCAATAGACCCTGCAGCACAAACTACTTGTGCGTCTATATTCCCTTTAATACAAACATCATCCCCAAGTGAAAGTTCAAGAGGGGTGTCAATATATCGAGGATGTGATGCAGAGCTACATTTAGGACATATTATAGTATGAAATCCATAAATTGTTGTTCCGCAGCAGGTATATCTCCATGTTCCAATAAGGCTCCCAGTCTTATGTAACCTACTTACAGTAATGTCTTGTATTTTTCGTCCGATTTCAAAAGTTAAAGCAAGCCCAGTTCCTATATATTCCGTAACATGAAACGGGACTTTATTTTCTCTGCATAATGCAAACTTACGAGGACACAAAGAAAAAATATCAGACGCATGAATAGCTGTATTAAATTCAGGACGACCTGTTTTTTCACCTCTATATGCTGTTTTTAGCAATGTCTTAACATAGTTTTTACCCAATTACCAAGCCCCCCTTTTCATAAAAGCAATAAATTCGCTATCTATTAAATAAAATTTAAACGGATAAAAGTAAGTAAATTGCTGAACTTTTTTTCTTGCCCCTAACTCCCATAATCCTTTTATCTCAAAGAAAATTAATGAATCATGGATAAGAAAATCAGGAACATAGCTTTTATTTTCCGACAGAGTAAATAAATATGGCTCATATTCTATTTTAGGTAAATGTTTATCATGTTCTTGATATATTTTATACAATGCACTAATAAATTCTAATTCAAGGGCACTTCTAAAATCATAAATAGATTTGTTCGGTTTTCCAAAAGGTATTCCAAGAAGTTTTATTTCTTGTTCTGTATAAGTTGTCGAATTTGAATCATTTATTAAATTATATAAACAATCAGTTGAACACACACAAGGAGCTAAATCAATATAAATTCCCTTTACATAGCTATTTTTATATACATTAGAACATACACTACAACGACTCGAATTCAGTTTCGGTTTCAATTTCTGCATCGTCAAATATTCTCCCAACTTTATTATCATCAAGAATTGCCTGTCTTACAGCATTACATAAAATATTATCATTTTCAATCGCCGTTGTTGCAGCTACTAAGTTAACATAAACTGAGCCAAGACACTCCCATTTAGTTCCTTTCTTTGTAAGAATATTATGTTTCCGTGCTTTTTCAATAACATCTTTTACATCAATAATATCTCCAATTTTATGGGATTTCGTCTCTTTTATATAAGTTTTATATTCTCCTGTCAATTTTGGAAGTCCAACTCTATTTTTTTCCAATACAAATGCGTGTGTGCATTTTGTAGTCATATCTCCTGATTTCTCATAGCCTTTATTATAGAACTTAATATCCATAGATACTACATGACTAACCATATAACCACATGGGGGTGTTGTTGTTGGTTGAAATGAACGGGTTCCAATACTTGCTCTTGCTTGATTAATTAAAATCGTTGTTAACGGATTTTGCTCTGCTTTCTTTTGAGCTATTATTGGAATTATCTTTCTAAGCAGCTTGTTAACAAGTTTTGTTTGTTGTCCTACAAAATCATCTGTAGCAGAAGCTGTAGCTTCTGCTACAGGAATTATCATTGCAATGCTATCTATAACAAGTAAACCGATGTCTTCTGCTTTAATAAGTTCAACAATCATATCTACACCCTGCTCACCATAGTCAGGGTCAATTAAATAAAATTCATCAACATCTACAAGAAAATTCTTTGCCCAGTCATAATCAAAAGCATGTTCAAAATCTATCCATAAAACTTTTTTCCGCTTTGCTTTATTTTCTTCAATTTCTTTTTGCTTTTGTTGATATCTTCCAGCAATCCTTAGAGCATGAGTTGTTTTACCACTTGAGCGGACTCCTTGAAATTGTGTAATCCGCCCCATTGGAATTCCACCTAATGTATAATAATCAAATAGAAATATACCTGACTCAATACGTGGGACTACAAGTTTTGTCAGGTGATTTCCAGTAAAAATTAGATTTGGTTTTTTTCCATCTAACTTTAACGCTAACTCTTCAATAAGTATTGTTTGTTTAGCCGCCACTCGATACTCTCCGTAATCTTAAAACTTCAGCTTCCATTTCTTTTGTAACTTCAGCTTTTAATGCTTTTATAGCTTTTGCTTTATTTTTTTTATCAGTTTGAATTGTCATCCCAAAATTAACACGTAAACTTTCATAATTACCAGCATTAAGTGTAGTTCCAAGTTCATATGTTACAGAAATAACATCATTTGTTATTTTCATTTTATACCTCCAATGTAGATATTCCATCTTGAACCGCAAGGTAAGGTTAGAGAGGAATACATCTCCTTTCTATCAACATAGCTATAGAGCTTGCGGAATACCCTATAGTGTCTTGACCCACACAACTTCTGTTCAGCATTACCCGTTTACTCCCTTGTCAACCAAACTTGTCTTCACAAACCCTTACTATAATCCAGAGGATTTAGTGGGAGGTGATTGACTTTTTGTCTCTTTTGGAGGCAGTTTGTTAGGGTCATATTTTGTATCCCAAACAGAAGAAAGAATTTTATACAAATCATCATATGTATATTTTGTATAATCGCCTGCATCAATTCTTGTTACTACTTCTTTTAAATACTGTGCATTAGAATATGTGTAGTATTTTTTTACACTATTTCCAACAGTAAGATGTTTAGGTAAATAACCCCTAACTCTCCATCTGTAAACTACCGTATAGTTTCTCCCTATAAATTTTGCTACTTGCTTTAAAAGTAAAAGTAATTCTTGTCTTCCATCTATTTCTACAACAATAGGTTTTTTCACATTTGCCATCCTCTTCAATACATAAGCTATTCGTGAACTTATTTTTATTGTGCGTCTATAAGCTGCATCTGTCTCATACCTTGCTCGTTTTTTCCTTTGCAAACGGGACTTATTCATTGTATAGTATTGATGCTGATATTGTTTTGCTGTAAGTTTAGCTGCCATGAATTTTATTATTCACCTCCCCTGCATGGGTTTTATAAAATTTTAATCTTGAATACATCCATTTTAACATAATTGAAGATGCGATGTCAACAACATCTATGACGACAGGAGTGCGTCCAGCAACCCGTGTAACCCGTCCAAAAGGTTGTTCTATATCAGTTCTTGGTGTAGCGAAAACAAGAGCAGAGAGACGAGGAATATCTGCTCCAAGTCCAGCAGAACCATAAGTTCCGAGTATTATTTTCTTATCTGATTCTTTTTGGTTTGCAATTAAAAGACCTATAATATTTTTAGGAACGCCTGCTTCGATTAAAAGTTGTTTAATGTTTTGAAGCATTTGTATTCTATCAGAAAGTAATAGAATATCTTCATTTTTTTTATATAGACTATATACAATATTAGCAAGTAGAACTGTTCTCGGTCTTGATTGCTCAAGTCTATTCATATACTTACCAAGAGAAAGTTCCCCTCTGTAAACACAATCAAGATGATTAGTATCAAGCCCCACATAAGGTAAAAGTATTACTTTAGGTTTTGATACTAATTGCGTTGATTTAGCTATTACATTTCCAATGCTATACTTAAATACATTTTCTGTTCCATCTTTTCTTCTGGGTGTTGCAGAAGTGCCAAGTAAGTATTTTGCATGAAACAAAGATACTGCTTTTGAAAAAACTTCTGTTGGAATTCTGTGTATTTCATCAAATAATACATTGTGAAAAGCTGAATAAATTTCTTTAGTATATTTTTTCATAGCAAGAGAATGAAGCATACCTATAACAACTGATTTTTTATTTACCTCGCATCTGTTTTGTTGGATAATTCCTATATCATCTTCAGTTAAATTTGTAAATTTTAAAATCTGAGATTTCCACTGATTCATTAAAAATGTAGTTGGAACTACTATAAGCGTTTTTCCACCTAACACAGTAAGTATATCTATCATTATTACAGTTTTCCCACTTCCTGTTTTCGATGATAAAATACCTCCATAAGGAGAATAAGAAGATAAAGCAGAGAGAAAAGAGTCCTTTAATTCTTGCTGTTCTGGTCTCAATATTATGTTCGACTGAATTTGTTTTGCTGCATACCAGCTTTTACATTCTTCTACTTTAATACCTGAATTTGAAACGAGGGTTCTTGGAACCCAAAAACCCTCGTTGTCTTCAGTATAAAGTTTTAGCGTAAATAGCTTTTTTCCTGTTGACCTAACTGTAAGTTTGCGCTTTAATTCAGCAACAAGTTCTGTTTCAATCAATGCATACGCTTTAATTTTTTTAACTTTATACATATTTCCTTCTACAGCAAGTCCTCAAGGGTAATCTCTGGAGTAGTTGTATTTGTTTCTGTTTCTATTGGAACAAAATCTCCAATTCCTATTGCTGAAAGCTCTTCATCTGAAGGATAAGCAAGAACTTTCATATAATCAATAGGTTTAAGTGAGTCATCTCCAAATTTCTTCTGCATGTTTACTTTTCCGATAAGCTCAAAATCACTACCACAATTAGGTTCTGTATCAGATATTCTTGACACTTTAAAAGCTAATCCAGCAAGGGACTTATTTTTTTCAAGTAATTTTTCAAGTCTTGCGATAGCATTTCCTTTTGCAGGATAAAGTATTTTTCTGTTCTTAACTTCTTGTCCATCAGACTTTCTTGTAAATGCTCTCGTGTCTATAATGGTAAAATAAGCTGTCCATGTTGGTCTGTTATCAGGAAAATGCTGACATATCGGGCAAGGCTGTGTATCTTTCATGCAGGTATAGTGGTTACCCCATTTACCATCTATACGAAGATTATGTTCATATAAACCAAAAGGACTACTATCAACGAAACAAATAACAGCTTCGTCTCCAGCTTTAAGGAAAAAACGTTGAACCGCTCTTTCTTTTCTCGATTTAGCAAGTGAATCAAGTTGCTTTTTAACAGTAAATACATCTTTACCTTGTTTAAACCAATTACTTTGAGATGTTGTTTCTTTGTTTTCTACATTTTCTTGTGATGCTTTTGTTGTTTTTTCTTCTTTAGCCATATAGCTGTATCTCCTAAATTATAGGTTTGATGCTCTGTAACACAGAGTTTAATTTGTTTGCTTTAACAACTTCTGCAGGGTCTTTACACCCATAATAATTTGTTACTTTATACAATTTAGTAAGTTTTCCCAGTATCCTCCTTATGTTTTCTGTAGCTATCTTTCCAGCTACATCATTATCGAAAAACAAAACAATTTTGTTTCTCAGGTTAATAATAGTTTCAAGCTGTCTTTTTGAAAAAGACGCTCCCATTGATGCCCACACATTATTACATTTTCCAGATTGTCTTAATGCTATTGCATCACGTTCACCCTCTACAAAAACAAGAGGGGCGTTTTCTTTAAGCGGCTCATGCATCAAATACCAAATTCCATAAGATTTAGCATCTTGTTGTTCAGGGTGCATTTTTGTATAAGATAAATATTTAGCTTTCGTAATCTCTACACCAACATATCTGCCCCTAATTCCAACAAGACCTCCAGTTGTATTGCGAATTGGAAAAATAACCCGTTGACTGGGTATGTCATAACAAAGTTGATAAGTTTTTACTGTTTCAGCAGTAAAGCCTAACATTTCAATAAACGCTTTAGGCAGCTTTGCAAACGATTTCAAAATTTTTTCATCCATTACTGAAATGTCTCCATTACGATAATAAGTTATGTCTTTATAATCAGGGTAAGCAAAATTATTTTTTGAGAAGATAAAAGCCCGTGCTTCTGTAAAGTCTTGTCCAGTATGAAATGATAGTAGTGTTGGAAGAAACGCAAGCATTCCTTTCTTCTGACAAGTAAAACAATAATATCTACTATTTAAACCGACACTAATTCCAAAACTTGGATGATTATCTGTTTGTTTCGGATGCAAACTTTTAAACGGACAAGAAGTTTGAATCCAATCGCCTGCATTTTTAATATTTTGTAACTGAAGTAAGTTAGCAAGAACATAAATATCTTCTGTATTCACTCAGTAACCCATGACGAATCAAGACCCCACTTTGCTAAATACTTAATAAGTTTACCCTTTTCTACGTTATCTAAAAGCGTTATAGAACTCGGTGAAATTAAATAAGTTAATAGGTCTATAACTTCAGTTGGATGTATTTTTTCAATATCTTGAAGTTTAATTAATACAGGCAAAGTTGAACGTAATCTTGCATTACAAAATGTAGGAAGCCCTTTTTTCTTATACTCTTTTGTTTTACTAATTTTTACTGACATGTTTTTTTCTCCCTTTCTTAATAAGATTATAGCATATTTATTTATAAAAGTCAAACTACCTAAAAAGGTTATTAAAATCGTATGAAGTTGTAGAATTAACTGGAATTAATTCTTCTGATGTAGAAGAAATTTCACTGAAATTCATTCGTTCCCAGTCCCAATTAATATAAAATCCGCCTGATTCACCCTCTCGCCCTACACCCCCTATAATATCTAAATATTTTTTGCTTATTAAAACATCTTCAGTAACATTTGTTTCATAAGGAGACCTATCAAATATTCCAATACCAACAGACGCAATAGCTCCAATATCATCAGACAAACGAATATCACTTAAATCAACCTCAGATTGTTTTTTCTTTAACATATCTTTATTAAATTGGAATGTTATAACAACAGGAATATTTGCCCGCATAGCAATAGATTTAATTTGTTTCATTAAAACTTCCATCTCTTCCCATCTGTTCCTTCTTTGAGATTCTGTATCAATTAGATATCCACCATCTATAAAAGCAATATGGGGGCGATATAATGTAATCATGTTTGCAAAATCTGATATGTTTTTCTTTAGTTGACCTTCAACATAATAAAAAGGATGTTGCTTTTTTATACTATTGACTTCTCGATTTAATGCTACTTCTGCAAATCCACTTAACAAACCTGATTTTAAATAGTTGTGTCCTATTCCACTTCTGATAGCAAGATGCCTTTTGACAAATTGTTTTACTTTCATTTCCATCGAGATTATAATTGGTGTATAACCAGCTTTATGGGCTTGGTCAGCAGAGAAAAGAAGACAAAGAGACTTGCCCGTTTTCACTCTTGCAGCAAAAACATAAACATCACCATTCTGATAGCCATGTGTTATCTTGTCTAATGTTTCCCATCCAGTAGGAATTCCTGTTATACCTGATGCTTTTCGTGTTTGTTTTATTTCTTCGATAACAGAAGATGCTAAATCTGAAAGTGCAAAAATATCTCTCTCATCTTGAAAATAAGAGTTTTCTAATCTGAATATCGAACTTTTTAAAAAGTCAACTGCTTTGCTCGGATTGTCTGTAAGCATGGGACTTACTGCTGTTAACATTTCTGTAAGGGCAGTGTAAGTTAATCTCTTCGAGGCTTCATCGAGCCAATAACTGAAAGGTTCATTAGCTTCAGAGAAGCTTAAATTAAACTTTCCTGATATTGTTTCTTCAGTTGGAAATAATCCATGCTTTATATAAAAATCCTTTACAAATGTATAAAGAATAATTTCATGGTCAAAAAATAATTCTTTCTTGAGTTGGATAAAATCCTTTTCTCTGTTTTCTTTTAAAATAGAAAGCAGTAAACAAACACCTAATGAAGCCATAAAGAACTCCTTTGTATTAGAGACGAATACCAGTTATTTTTTGTTTAGGGATATCAATGTGAACAAACGGTTTTGTTAAAATAAGTTGGGCAGTGCTTTCGCCAAGTGATGCAGTAAGACTCTCAATCGAAGTTGCTGACAGCAAAACTATCCTGTTATCAGTCATAGCTGATACAAGTAAATTTTGAAGTTTTGCTTTTTGTTTAAAATCGCAAGACGTATCAACCCTCATAATAGCAGTCGCATATACTACATCCCCTATATCTTCAATAGGACTGCTATAATAACAAACTTTCTTATTTTGGCTTGCATACCAAATAAGTAAGCATAAAACTATTTCATCTTTCAATAAGGAATCAAATCCAGTAATAATTACAGACCTTCCATTTAATTCAGGCGTTGTAACATACGTCTTTATTTTCTCTTGGTATTCTTTTTGAATACTTGCAAAAGGATTTTTAATGTTTTCTGGCATTAATGGCGCAGTTACATCCTTCAATACAAAAGAAGGTGGAATCCTTTTGTTCCGTAATAAAAAAGTAACGACTTCAGAGTATCTGTTTAGTTCCATATTTTTATTTTAAATGATTTATGAGTATTTGTCAAGAGCTTTTTAGTTAATAATAACAACAAAATCGTTTCTAAAGCACTTTAAATCAATTCTAACGAGTTTTTTTAAAAAACTCATATCTCGACATATGTTTAGTAAAAAAAACTCAACAGCGTTGATTGTGCTTTCAAATTCGCATATTTAATTTGAGTTGCATTTCATGTGTTTTTGTCTGAAGTTTTTAGCAGCAATCGCAGCTACTATCTCTGAATCAAAATAACCTACATGATAGTTTTTTTTGTGTATCTTTACTTGCGCTCTCCATTTACGCTTATCTTTACAATAAGATACCCCCCTAAAAGTAGATGAAGTTGGCTTTCCATGCAGAACAGGCATACCTTTAGGGTTTTTATTTTGAGCATTATACTGTAAAGAAACAATGCGCATGTTCTTCCTTCTGCAATCAAGTTTATCTCTGTTTATATGGTCAACTGTTAAATGCTTAGGAGGACGCAGAAGAAAACGGTGCAACTGTATCCATATTCTGCTTCCATCTTGAATATTACGGTAAGTAGTAAATAAATAACCTCTCCCAACATACCACTTGTGCATTTTTACAAGCTCGAAGTCAGATAAATCTACTATAGCGTCAGCAATAAGTTCCTGTTGTTTAGTATATACATAGATATGTCCAACTCCATCTTTAATTTCAAACTTATTTCCCATCTAAATCTACCGGCAGACCATATTTTATTGTGTCGTAAATATCATAAGCAAAGAAAATAATAAAAGCAATAAAACTAAGTGTTAGACCTACAGCTATGAATACAAGCGTAAATGGAAGACCAAGCAGTAAGCTCATCAAAAGAAAAGTTATCATTTGCTATTCACCTCTCTTTTAAAAGTTTCTAAATCTACTGAAACAAAATCTAAGACCTTGCTTTTATCAATCGTAACTGGGTTATTAAGAGCATATATAAGCTCTCTGTGTAATTGGTAGATTTCCCAGAAATTAGGATTAGGCTTATATAATCTTGCTCTGCTTGTGTTAGACGATAGTCTCGGATGCTTTCGTAATGTATCCCATTCAGTAATAACTCGGTATATAAACTCTACTATCTGACTATTAGTCATATGTTCATGTTGCTTAAGAGAACTTATCATCTTTTTCAAAGCAGCAGCTACCTTTTTATCCATCACCTCATAAATCTGGTCAGTATGTCCTAACGAATTAAATGTCATATTCATAAAGCTATTTAACTTCGTTGGAGTTAGTAGCTTTTTGTCATAAACCAAAAAATCAATTTCTTTCGGCTTGCTTAAATCTGAAACAATTTCATCGAGGGATTTTCTGTTTTCCATTTCGTCTTTTTTCTCCCCAGAAAAAGGCAAAGAAAAATGAGAGCTTTTTGAGCATACCGAAATCTGTTTGTCAAAAAGGGGGACTATAGGGGGTTTTTCTTTTTCTTTTTCTTTTATATTTATATTTAATTTTTCCTTTGCGTTTTTTCCCTCCGACTTGGCGGAGGGACTTTTTAATAAAAATTTATTTTTATTAAAAAGATGAATGTCATTCCTTGTAGTCTTTTTTTTATTGTTAAAGAATGTAA